ATCATATATGACCTACTGCAATATTATAAGTACCAGTAGCATTGTCCTTGCAAAATCCCGTACCAATACCTACATTGCCATTGGTGTCTATGCGTATACGTTCTTATTTATTTTTTGTTTTAATTAGTTCCGATAGATACCATTGAGCTTTCTGTAAATCTTCTAAACCATTTTTGTGGTTAAATCTCCACATATACTTAATGATGTTTCCTTGTAGGTAAAATTGATAGCCATCTCCAGTAGCACTTTTGATTGCGTCTATACACTCGACCTTACCTTTTCTATAATGCTTAGGTCTATTTACATTATCATTCTTCATTTTCATCTTCCTTGTAATCTTCTATGTTTTTTATACTATGTTGATTTATGAATATAGGAGTACCTTTACCGACCCAAGATCCTATAACATTAAAATTGAAATAATCTATAGCATCTTCTTCTGTCATATGATTATCGTGCATTAATATCATTATACATTTATCATAATCATACAAAGCAACCTGATTCCTACCAAAAGCACTTATGGTAGTTCCTACAAACGCATCATCAAATCCATCTGCTACTCTCATTTTATCTCTCCTAATTTTTTGAACTTCTTTAAATCAAAATGGCACATAGGCTCTTGATCTTGCCAGTCGCCTCTGTCTGATCTGCCCCCTTGCTTTATGATGAATGGGGAAAAAAAATCTAAATAACCCAAAACGTCTAGCCACGATACCAAAAGAATTGAAGTGGTATTTGTTTCATAAGCCAGTCTTCGAGCTTCTAGAACTTTAGCCAATGATATTATGTATGTTGGAAATTTCCCAAATTTGTGGGTTCTACATTTTACTTCCGCCCAGCCAACAAGATTCTCATTACGATATGCTGAATAATCTAACTTATATGACATTGGAAGTTTGTGATAGACTATGCCCCAACGCTTAGAGACATAGTCTAGGATTTTTTTTTCTGATCTTCTGTCTTCTGAAGTTTCATATAAAGATCTAGCCATAAGTTAAAATTAACTTCTAGGTGTTTGGTTTTCAACCCAATCAATTACGTCACTTCTTTTGTAAAGCTTTAAAGGTCTGTTTTGCTCTGACTTTACTATAATAAAACCCTTTGGAAAGTTAGAGTTTTCATTTTTCCTTATATTATATAAGGTCATTCTGCTTATATCTAATAGCTTGGCAATACCATCCAAGGTTAGGTACTCAGAATTTATATCAGACTTGTTGAGTGATTTCTTTATTGGCATCTTCTTTCCTTTCGTCAGGTGTTCCGTCTTCATTTAACTTGACCATAACAACCATATACCTAGAGCCAATCCAATCTTTATGAAGATCTTGAGGCACATCATTAGGATGTATGGTAAGCCTTATGTTAGTTCCGTTTTTGTCTTGCATCATAGATGTTTTGACTGCCTCAAAACTTACGCTTGGCACTTTCTTTTCCTCTTCCATAATTACCCCCCCCTAAAATGGTATTTCGTCATCTAGAACGTCACTAGATTTTTTGTTTTGATATTCTTGTTTGGGCTTTTGATTACCGCCCTCTTGCCTATCTCTTTCAATGTTACCTATTATTCTTAAATAAGGGTTGCCTGCCTTGCTTAACTTTTTCCAACCAACAACATTTATGGTTGGCTGAGATATGCCCTCTTGCTTTTGTTTTATAAGATCGTTTACAACTTCTATTTCTAACGAAAGCATCCCTGAGTAATCAGGGCTATTCTCTGATCTTTTTTCTTTTTGGACAAACAGTCCACCCGTAGCGGGGTATTGATTATTTTCCATTATCGTTTTCTCCTTTGTTATTGACGATTTCTTCAGCTCTCTTTTTGAAAGCCAACTCTACTTCTTCGTAGTCTTTTAATGATAGGTTCTTTAATATTTCTCTTGGCTCTTTATTATTTTTCCAAAAACCAAGTAACTCAGATCTATTATTTTGTGCGGGAAGAAATGTTATGAAGATTTCTTTTATCATTTCTATACCTTTAACTTTTTCCTCTTCATCATTGGGATAAATAAAAGTTGTCTCAGGTAAGTCATCCTTGTCTTCAGTTTCTAAAGTTCCGCCTTTTATATCTTTAGGTCTTTCTTCTTTAAAACTGTCAGCCTCGTCTTCTGCATAAACATCCCCGTGCAAACCAACAAGTTTAAGTATTACTCTGTCTTTTGCTCGTTTTTCTGCCATAGCATATGGGTAACTATTTTTGTTATTTGATGGGGATGCCTCTCCTATAGACCATTCAGATTTATCTCCCATGTGACCCATGACCATTAAGCTAACAATTCTTTTACTGCTATCACTCTCTAATATTGTGGGGGCATCAAATTTAATGTTTCTTGCAACCGCTACCTTTTCTAATGCTTTGTGCAACAGAACATAAGTGCCATGACAATTCCATCCCGCATCTTTATGTGTCATGCCAATTTCTTTAAGAGTCTCTACTACTTTCTCAGGGATATCACTTTTCATTATTTTCTCCACAATTTAATTGAACTTCTTATACTTTTAAACCAACGAATTAAGAAAAATGTTTCTATAGGTTTTCCTTTGTTGGTTGCCTCTACTATGTGTTCTGATAGAGGTTTTGCTTTAATTTTACCGCTACTCTTTACTTTTTTTACAACCTTTTTAGGCTTGATTTTTTTATCTTTCATTACTATCTCTCTTTCTTTTGTTTGCAAAAATCAGCAACTGAACAGTAGTTGCTACAACGAGTATATTCGCCACCACGAAACTCTATCTCTAAATTAGCTTTTTTGATATAGGCATCATCTGTTTTGTTATGCCACTCAATATATTCTTTGGCATCTTTCTCAGTATCCAAAACCCTCAAAGCTCTTTTCTGACCCTTTTTCTTTACTGCCCATGTGTCAGGTTTCTTCCAAGTATCTTCATCGCTACACAAGCCTAAATCGCCGTGCATATCATATAAAATCTGAGCCTCTTGGTGCAAAGCCATTCTGTTAATTATATATTTTGATGCTTTTTCGTGATCCCAAAGAGGTATATCAACGAAAACTATAGGTGCTTGCGGATAGTCAGGTTTTCTTTCAGCTTCTCTTCTATTCCAATCTCTCAGGATTGCACATATTTTAAGATTAGTTACGTTTCTTTTATTGAAAGCATTTTTGTCATTTACCAAATAGGCATAACAGTTTAATTGATTTTCCCACTCAGGCTTTCCGTATATTACAGACCAAACTGACGTAACTTTGTAATCAACTATGGTTATCTGATCGTCTTTTATCTCTTGCCTATCAACCGCACCTGACAAAACCCAACCGCTAATAGTTGAGTACAGTCTTTCTTCTGTTATGATATCCTCTGATTGTTTTGAGTTCTCTAAAACAGAATGAACCGCAGTTCCAAATAATGCCCAAACCATATCAACTGCATCAACCTCTATTTCATGATCGTGCTTTTCTTTCATCAATCTTATTTTTGGGCTATCGATTAAGGTAGTGACAGATATGTCAGCTTTACCTTTACTGTATTTGTCATTTATGGCAAAGTCCACAAAAGGTTGTGGCATACCAAAATTATTAGTTATTTTCATAATTTTCTCCTTACGCAACTTTATAGATAATAGGAAAGCCCATATATGTCAATAAAAACCCATGAAAAAATAAATTTTATTATTGAGGGAGAGCCTGCAAGCAAGGCAAACTCTAGAAAAATAGTCACATTTGGCAAACGACCCGCCCTAATAAAATCAGACAAAGCTAGAAATTACGAAAAAATTTTTGCTCAACAATGCCCCCAATTAAAAAATCTTATTGAAACTGATGTAAAAGTAGAGTTAATTATATACTATGCGTCAAGAAGACCTGACTTAGATGAAAGTGTGGTCTTGGATTGTATGCAAGGAAAAATATATGCTAATGACAGACAAGTTAAGCAGAAGTACGTTTATTGGGGATTGGACAGAGAAAGACCTAGAACTCATGTCAGAGTGTCGACTCTGGAAACATGTGATGTGCCAAGCGATTTCTGATTTGTATCTAGGCAGTACAAGAGAAAAGCTATCAGTTTCCAAGTGGATTGAAAGCCCTGATTACGAATTTGTTTGTGATATGGCTGAGTTAAATGCAAGCAAATTAAAAATACATCTAAAAAAAATAGCTACAAGTAAACCTATTGTGTCTAGGTACTTGGGTGAAAGATTAAAAAAAACAATTCAAAATAGAAGTTTGTTCAACTAGTTATAACAATACTAGTTATAAATATATAATATATATATACTAGTTATAACTAGTAATACTAGTATAAGTTAAAATTAACTTTTACAACACATCCTGAAACAAAGCGGGGAATTTTCTATCTTGTCATTTTCCTAACTTATAAAAATAATGTTTTTTTTCGTTGACTATGATTTTTTATGGAATTATCTTTTCCAAATTGCGTAGGAGAAAAATATGGAGTTATCATCAAATATAAGGGCAAACGCTCTAAGATTAGGTACTGGGCAACACAAGGTTAACTGCCCATTCTGCTCTTCCAGCAGAAAGAAAAAAGATCAAAAAACAATGTCATTAAAGGTTGAAGATGAGAATGTCATATTTAATTGTTGGCATTGCAACCAAAATGGTTTTGTAAAAATAGGAGATAGTAATCTTAGGATTGTAAGGAGAGACAACGTGGTTCATGCTGTAGATAAAAAATGGTCTGATTTATCAAAAGAGAATGGCAGTATTGATTATTTAAAAAGTAGATGTATATCTGAAAGCACCGCAAAAAAAATGGGTGTCAGATTTAAAAACCATTACATAGCATCTGAGAAAAAAGAGATGCCTTGTTTGGTTTTTCCTTATGTCTGTAACGGCAAAACAGAATTTGCCAAGATGAGATCTTTTCCTAACAAGGGTTTCTCTTCACAAGGTTCTGCTATAAACTTTTTTAATATTGATAATGTTGAAACCAATGATTGGATTATCATATGTGAGGGGGAGATGGATGCACTTTCATTTATGGAGATAGGTTACAAGTCCGTTGTTTCCATACCTCATGGGGCAGTAATGAAAGTTGTAGACGGCAAAATTGATGCCCATGAAGACAATAAATTTAAATTCATTTGGAATGCCAAGAAAAAATTAGAGCTAT